TAAGTATTCAGTATTTGCGTTTCCACCTGCCACGCCTATTGCCAACTCAGTAATCGTGACTCCTGCTGATCCATACATTGTTCCAAGCAATAACGATTACACATCGATTGCACCAATGGCTAATTTTACAATTACTATCCTTGTTCCGTTGCTAGACAACGAGGGCAACCTTGCTGGAATCGAGACCGACATCTTAAGAGTGTTTCAGCTTCTCGAGGCTTCCAGCATTGTATTTAACGTGGGAAGCGTGAGCGCACCAAGCGTTCTATCAATCGCTTCCGGAGATTTACTGACTTGCGACATTGCAATCAGTACCCTAACGGAATGGAGTTAAATCATGACCGATTTAGCGCAATGGGAAAAAGAAAATGAAGCGTTCCTGATTAAAATCGGTCAGGGCGCTCCAAAGGCAGAAACAAAACCAACTACTAAGAAAGACGAGGAATAACCTAAATGGCAGTATTTCTGAGCAACAACGTAGGCGTGAAGGTTAATTCAGTTGATCTTAGCGACCACGTTACTTCAGTAACTATCAACCGCTCATTCGATGAGCTTGAAGTTACAGCAATGGGTGATTCAGGACACAAGTTTGTTAAGGGTCTTGAGGCATCATCTATCACAATCGACTTCTTGAACGACACAGCATCAGCTAACGTTCTTGCAACACTTCAGGCAGCATGGGGAACTAACGTTCCAATCGTGCTTCTACAGGCTAAGGGAACAGCAGTCTCAGCGACTAACCCTCTGTACACAGCAACCTGCCTTGTAAACAACACAACCGATATCAACGGCGCAGTTGGAGACATGTCCACACAGAGCATCACATTTACCGTTTCAGGTACAATTGCTGTTGCAACAACAGGTACATTCTAAACAACTAATTAAGGGGCTAAAATGGCAAAGCTAAAGGTAACAAGGGCTGACAACTCAGTAACAGAGTACGAGATTACTCCACTTATTGAGTACGCCTTCGAGCAGTACGCCAAGAAAGGCTTTCACAAGGCGCTGATAGAGGATCAGAAACAATCTGATGTCTATTGGCTCTGTTGGGAAGCAATTAGACGTTCGGGTGAAACAGTCAAACCTTTCGGGGAACAGTTCCTAGAAACGCTGAAAAGTGTGGAAGTGTTGGAATCTGACCCTTTAGGGTAGATCGGAACTCCCTCACCTATCTCGCAGCTCGACTGAGTTACGAGTATGGAGTTCCGTTTCACACTATTGTCGAACTTCCGGCATTAGCATTTAAGGCACATATAGAAGTCCTCAGGGATATAGCGAAGGAGCGAAGCGATGCCAGTCGAGCTAGACAACGCCGTAGCTCTTAGGAAAGCCTTAAAGCAATACACCCCAGACTTAGCCAAGGAAACCCAGAAAGAGATCGCTGGACACTTGCGCAAGGTTGTTAATCGTGCGCGTGGGTTCGTGCCTTCAGAGTCTCCTCTTAGTGGTTGGGCTAATCCTGTTGGCGAGTGGGAGTATCGAGCTTTTAACGCTGGCATAATTAAAAAGGGCTTGGGTTACTCAACGACCCCAACTAAGCCTAATAAGCGAGGCTTTAGAAGCCTTGCAACTATCTTTAACAAGTCTGCTTCTGGTGCAATCTACGAGACAGCAGGGCGCAAGAACGCTCAAGGATTACCAGCAGCGCAGCGAGTTAAGAAGTATCGTGGCGGACAATTCATCACAGAGTGGGAAGGTGGCAGAGATGTCAATAAGTCTGCTAACCCTAACGCTGGTCGCCAGTTCATTGCTGCGCTACCGCCTCTAGTAGATAGCCAGCAGTCCAACAGCGCAGGGCGCAGAACCCGCAAGACTAAGGGTCGCCTTTTGTTTAGAGCGTGGGCTGAGGATCAGGGTAGAACCACCGCAGCAGTTGTAGCAGCTATTCAGTCTGCCAATAACAAAGTTATTACTTTAAGCAATGCTCGCGGCGAAAAGACATTTAGAGCAAGGAGCAAAGACTAATGGCAGGTATGACAGATCTAGCAATCCGCATTGCCACTACCTATGATGCTGCTGGGCTTAACAAGGCTGACAAGGGCGTTACTAAGCTCAGTAAGTCAGTCAAGTCACTAGGCAGGGCTTTAGGCTTAACCCTTGGCGCAGCCGCTATGACAGCCTACGGAAAGGCAGCAGTTAAGGCTTTCGCAGCAGACGAGGCAGCAGCCAATCGGCTAGCCACAGCAGTAGATAATCTTGGGCTTTCATTCTCTCAGACTAAGGTCACCGAGTTTATTGCTAACCTTGAGAGCAGCGCGGCGATTGCCGATGACATTCTTAGACCGGCTTTTCAGGGTCTATTAACTACCACCGGATCATTAACCAAGTCTCAAGAGCTTCTCAACAATGCAATTCAGATTAGTCGAGCAAGCGGCGTAGATTTAGCCACAGTCGCAACCGACTTAGGTAAAGGTTATGTAGGTATCACTAGAGGCTTGATTAAGTACAACACAGGCTTAACTAGAACTGAGATTACAACCAAGTCATTTAATGAGATTCTAGGCATCATGCTCGCACGCTCAGCAGGATCAGCACAGGCTTATCTTGATACAACCTCTTACAAGATGGAAGTCCTTGCGGTAGCAACTGGTAACGCTCAAGAGACAATCGGTAAAGGTCTAGTAGATGCTTTTGCTCGAATAGGCGGCGGCACAGAAGCCAGCGATGCAGCTAAAGCAATTGATAACATTGCAAAGTCCACAAGCAACGTAATAGTTGCATTGGGTACAGCCATCGGATTTATCGAGAAGTTCCGCAAAGGTTACACAAACTTTTTAGCTGGTGGCGATGTCAATGCCATGATGGAAAGCGCTAATCGGCAAAGCACTAATCGTTCAGCATCTCCGGCAGGTACAGCACAGCGCACAGCGCAGCAGCGCAAGGCAGAAGCCGACGCAGCCAAGCGAGCCAAGGAATTGGCAGCATTGCAAACCAAGCAGGTTAAGTCTCAAAAGGCTTTAACTGACGAGCAAAAGAAACAGGCTGCCCTTAAAAAAGCAGGTTCTATCTTTGACTTAGAGCAGGTTGAACTTATAGCTGCCCTGAAGGGTAAGTTATCTGACGAGGATCGTAAGCGCGTAGAGCTTCAGTTCGCTTTAATAACTGGCAATACCAAGGAAGCTCAGGCTCTTACGGCTGAGATTGCTAAAGCTCAAGGCTTAGGGAAAGATTTAGCAGGTTATCTTGCAAGCCTTCCAGATGCAAGGAATCCTTTTACATCATGGGAAACGTATCTTGATATGCTTGCAAAGAAAGCAGCTCTTGTAGTTACAGGTAACCCTACCTTCAATAGTTCTTTAGGTTGGAACAACAACCCTTCATTCCCTGAGACGGTTCAAGTTCCTGACTCTAATGTGACACCATTCCCAAGATCAACACCAGGAAGTTTCAGACGGGCAGAGGAAGCCTCAAACTTAACAGGACCAATTCAGATGGTTGTTCAGATTGATGGCAAGACCATTGCGACAGCATTACAAGATACTTCCCTTTCAGGCATTGGCTCATCAGTAAATAGAACTGGGCGATAGTTATGGCGCTGCCAGCTAATATCTCGGTATCCTTCGACTTCTCCTCTGGTGCTACATTCGGCTACCCTTTTACAATCGGTGATGCTAAGTACGGAGTCCTTGGAACGGGAACACTTGCTGGTTCTACAGTTCCAGAACCTATTGTTGATTTAACCCCTATTGTTCGCAGCATTACCATCGATCACGGGCGCAATGTCCAGTCAGACACATATCAGGCTGGCACAGCAGTAATTCGAGTGTATGACAATGACGGCTCTTGGAACCCTCAGAATGTAAACTCCATCTATTACCCATTCTTAGTTCCTTTGCGCAAGATACGCGTGGCAGCTACAACAGCCACAGCGCAAGAGTTCCTATTCTCAGGCTACACAACCGAGTATCGGTACTTCTACGATCAGGCAGAGAATGTGGGCTATGTAGATATCTATGCAGCCGATGCCTTCCGCTTGTTCAATCTTGCACAGGTCACAACTGTCGCAGACTCAGGAGCAGGTCAAAGCACCGGCACACGCATAGGCAAGATTCTTGACCAAGTAGAGTTCCCTGCGAGCATGAGAACAATTGCTACAGGCAACTCATTGTGTCAGGCAGACCCAGCAACCCTTAGAACTTCCCTCGATGCCATTAAAAATGTAGAACTATCAGAGGGCATAGGAGCCTTCTACATTGATGGCTCAGGCACAGCAATCTTTAAGAGCCGACATCAGGTTGGCTCATCTATCTCTGGCACTCCTATCGAGTTTAATCAGACCGGCGGTATCCCATACAAGCAGCTCGTGTTCGCCTTCGATGACAAGCTCATTATCAACAAGGCTAGTATGCAACGCATAGGCGGTACAGCTCAGGTCTATATCAACTCAGCCAGCGCCACTAAATACTTTCAGCACCAATACTCAGCTCAAGATCTCGTTGTTGATACAGATGCCAGCGCTCTAAATATCGCTGCAACTTATTGCCAGACTAGAGCTGAGACCACTATCCGCATTGATGCCATGACTGTTGATCTCTTAGACCCAGCAGTTCCAACTGACACAATGATTGGCTTGGATTACTTTACAAACGTACAGATTCAGAATATTCAGCCAGACGGCAGCCTTATCACCAAGACCCTGCAAGTGCAGGGATTGAAGTGGGAGATTAGCCCTAACGCAATGCAATGCACAGTTACAACACTCGAACCTATAGTTGATAGTTTCGTTTTATCGAGCCCAGAACGCGGTATAATTGGCGTGTCTGTAATGACTTACTAGGAGATAAATAATGGCAACAGGCTTTCCAGCATCAACAGGTGACATTCTTACGGCTTCGATGTTCAACGGGCTAGTAGCCTTTACAGTCGATTCAGATCAGACAGCAGACTACACAGCAGTCCTCGATGACGCGTATCAGACCCTAGTGCCTATGAACAAGGCAACAGCCGTGGCATTCAAGATTCCTACTAACGCTTCGGTTGCCTATCCGGTCGGAACCGCCATAACAGTTTTAAACAAAGGTGCCGGATTGGTAACAATCTCAGCAGTCACTTCAGGCACAACAACAGTTCTCTCAGCCGGTGCAGTAGCAGCTTCTCCAACCTTGGCTCAGTACAAGACAGCAGTTTGCATTAAGACAGCTACAGACACTTGGTATGTCGCAGGAGCAATCGGCTAGTGATTGGTGCAATTACAGCAGGATTATTTAATACACCTGCTCCAGCGTTTTTCGTTGATTACTTAGTCATTGCCGGCGGCGGCGGTGGCGGTGCTTACGGCGGCGGCGGAGCTGGTGGATACAGAACTGGATCATTGACAGGGATTGCATTTTCGACAAATTATTCTGTACAAGTCGGTGGCGGTGGTTCTGGTGCAATAACAGGATCTAGTGGCTCTAATTCTATTTTTTCAACAATTACATCAGCCGGTGGTGGCGG